GATTATTGGACACGCTGCAGTATTCAATCAGTTGTCAGAAAAATTTGGGATATTCAGAGAGAAGATATCACCGGGGGCTTTTAAGAAAACGATCCAGGAGGCCGATATACGGGCACTTTGGAATCATGAGCCGATTTTTGTCCTTGGAAGAAACAAAAGTGGAACATTGAAGCTCGTTGAAGACGATATCGGATTACGAATCGAGATTGATCCCCCCAAAACAGCGCTGATCAATGATTTAGTAATAGAACCAATCCGTCGTGGAGATGTTAATCAAATGTCTTTTGCATTCCGGGCAGTAAAAGAAGATTGGGAATCTGAAGGAGAAAACCTCACGAGAAATTTGAAAGAAATCCATCTTTATGACGTATCACCGGTGACTTTCCCTGCGTATCCGCAGACTGATGTACAGGTAAAGTCGCTGATAAGCGCTTTACGGAACTATTTCCCGCTCGAGCCGCTCCCGGCTGAGCACTCGAGCGATAAAGGCGAGAAGGAGAGGTCTCTGGCTAGACAAAAACTCCGGCATCGCAAATTGGAGATAGCCGAAAAGTCAATTTAAATCTAGGAGAAAAGGAATGGATAAAATAAAAATAGAGGAACTGAGGAAGCAAAGAGCGGACCTCATCGCCGAAGCTCGAGATATCGTGAAGAAAGCTGAGGAAGAGGCAGAGCCCCGCGATCTCAATGAGGCCGAGGATCAGAAATACAATGAGCTCCTCAACAAGGCCGAAGAGCTGAGGGTGAGAATTGAGCGTGAGGAGCGCCTGCTCGGGCTCGAGGCCGATCTGAGCAAATCACAGGGACGTGTGGTTGAGCCGTCCGAACCGGATCCAGCGAATCAGCCAGGTGGAGATCAAAACAGCAATCCTTTTGCATCTGAGGAATACCGAAAAGAATTTCGTTCATATCTGCAGGGTGTAAAGGGAGTGGAGGAGCTCCGGGCGCTTTATGCCGGCGCCGACGTTTCGGGTGGGTTTGTGGTTGCTCCCGAACAGACGATCATGGATCTGATCAAGGCCGTGGACGATATCGTGCTCATTCGTCCACTTGCAACGAAATATACCGTTGCGAAGGCAGAGGATCTTGGTGTTCCCGTGCTCACAGCAGATCCCGCAGATGCGGACTGGACATCTGAGTTGGCGACCGGGAGCGAGGACAGTACAATGGCTTTCGGGAAAAGGCACCTCCACCCCCACCCGCTTGCGAAGCGGATCAAGATCTCCGACAAACTGCTCCGCTCTTCTTTTCTCGATGTGGAGGCCCTCGTGCGTGGCAGGCTCGCATATAAGTTCGGAATTTCGGAGGAGAAGGGGTTTCTCACTGGGAACGGTGCGCAGCAGCCACTCGGAATCTTCACCGCATCCGATCACGGGATCTCAACGAGCCGCGATGTATCTACAGGTAATGCCGAAACAAGCATGACGTTTGACGGGCTCATCGAGGCAAAGTACAACCTCAAACAGCAGTACTGGCCAAAGGCACGCTGGATCTTCCACCGTGACGGAGTGAAACAGATTGCCAAACTCAAGGACGGAGAGGGACAGTACATCTGGAAAGAAAGTGTGCGTGTCGGAGAGCCTGACCGAATTCTCGGATTCCCGGTACATATGAGTGAATATGCACCGCATACCTTCACCACAGGGAAATATGTCGGGATGCTCGCTGATTTCAGTTTTTACTGGATTGCAGATGCTCTCGACATGACCTTCAAGGTCCTCACCGAGCTGTATGCCGAGACAAACCAGATCGGGATCATCGGAAGGATGGAGCTCGACGGAATGCCCGTGCTCGAGGAGGCGTTTGTACGGGTGAAGCTGGCATAAGCCAGAAACAATCTATTTTTGAGGAGAATTGCTATGAATCTTAGCGCAAACGTAAAAATAACATCCGCTCTTGACCATGATGAAGGTTCTGCGGACCGGAATGGAGCAACTCTCGATATGCAGGGGTTTGAGGGAGTGCTGATAGTTTTCAAATTCGGCGACATCGCATCGGGAGCAACCACTTCAGTTAAAGCACAACAGGGAGCTGCATCGAACCTTTCTGATGCTGCAGACCTTGAGGGAACCGGAATTACTGTGGCTGCCGATGACGACAATCAGATTTTCGTGATTGATCTCTATAAGCCTCAAGAACGATACATCAGGGGAGTTGTCGATAAGGATGCCTCTAACAACACCGAGGAAATGGCGTGGTATATACAGTATGGTCCGACCGAAAAACCATGTGACAATAATGTGGCTGATGCGATTACCACAGAGCTTCACGCATCTCCGGATGAGGGCACAGCATAGGCCACAGGCTGAAAGAATATAAGAGGCGGGGTTTATTCCCGCCTCGTCACTAAACAACTGGAGGGTAAGTCATGGCTGACGAAACATATCAACCAAAAGTGTATATGGAGCAGGGTGGAGATGCATTGCGGGTAAAATCCGGTGGTCAGATAGAAACCGGAGAGGTTGCGGATGTGAATACTCTCGGCGGGGTTCCGGTAATACATCGTATAGCCATTTCAGATGCATCTGGGGATACTAATGTGGTACTTGATCACAAAACGCGAGTCATTGATGCATGGGCGGTCAAGAAAGCCTCAAATGGAGATGGAGCGAATGATTCCGTTACCGTAAAAAATGGGACCAATGCGATCACAGATGCAATGGTCTTGGGCAATGACAAAACAATCGTTCGTGCCGGTGAAATCGATGACGCACAGCATGAGATAGCTGCGGGTGGAACGCTGAAAGTGACGGCAGCCAAAACACAGAACGTGGCATGTGTCGTATATGTACTCGGAATCCGCATAGCATAAGGAGAAGGAAATGATTCTCAAACCTTTAGGACACGAACAGGTTACAGGTCTCAACACTGCAAAGGGACTGACCGCTCCCAGCGGAGCAGAGAGGGCATTGCTTATCTGTACGGCTCAGAATGTGCGATTCCGGGATGACGGATCGAATCCCGCAGCAGATACTGGGATCCAGCTTCCAAAAAATACCCTGTTTTGGTATACAGGAGACCTTTCGGCAATCAAGTTTATCGAAGAGCAGGCGTCTGCAGTGCTGGAAGTCTCTTATTACGCATAAGAGGAGTCGAAAATGAAAGTTAAAATGAAATCTTTGATGTGTGGACCAACCGGTAATTTTTATCGAGATAAGGAATATGATTTTCCCGCAGATGAAGCAAAACAGCTTATCTCAGGAGGATTCGCCGAGAAGGTCAAACAACAGGCGAAAACGGAAATAGAGTCTGCAACAGCTGGGCCTCCTGAAAATACCGCATCAAGATCTCGATCAAAGAAAGTTCATGCATCAAAAGAAAAATCTCCAGGTCAAGATGACTCGGTTGAGCCTGATAAACAGATTGAATTACAGAGAGAACCATCGGAGAGATCCGGCAGCCAGGAAGAATAAATGGGATTAAAAATAGTCACTCCTCCGGCAGCAGAACCCCTGACCCTTGCGGAGGCGAAGGCCCATTTGCGCGTTGATTCGGCATCGGAAGACGACCTCATCACCGGTCTGATCAAGGCCGCACGGGAGTGGTGTGAGGAGTATCAGAACAGGGCCTATATCACACAGACATGGGACCTGTGTCTTGATGCATTTCCGGAATCACCATCGTATCTGCCGAAACCACCTCTTCAATCGATCGCATCTTTCAAGTATTACGACAAGGAGGGGACGGAACATGTTTTTGATGCCGCTGATTATGTGGTGGATACGGCAGGCTTCAAGGGCCGAATCAGCCTGGCATATGGGAAGTCGTGGCCATCGGTCACGTTACAGCCTATGAACGGTGTGGTTATACAGTTTGTGGCCGGCTATGGAGATGCAGGTACTGATGTGCCGGAGCGGATCCGCTCAGCAATAAAACTGCTGATCGGACACCTTTACGAGAACCGGGAGGCAACGAGCATCAAGGCACTCTCGGAAGTTCCTTTTGCGATCTACGCCCTCCTGGGGCTCGACAGGATCTGGCCGGTATGAGAGCGGGAAGACTGAGGCACAGGGTAGTAATACAGGATTACACGGAGTCGCAGAACACCTATGGAGAGGCGACGAAGAACTGGACCGATTATGCGACCGTCTGGGCGGCCGTCGAGCCCATCAAGGGGAGAGAGTTCTGGCAATCGCAGCAAGTGAATGCGGAGATCGATGTGAAGATAACAATGCGGTATATCACAGGAGTCAAGCCGAAGATGCGGGTGGTATCTGACAGCAGAATCTTTGAAATCGAAGCGGTGATCAACGTGGAGGAGCGAAACCGCGAGCTACAGCTCCTTGCGAAGGAGAGCGTGGAGTAATGGACACGAAGAAGTCGAACATTCGGATTCGGGGGATGGAGGAGCTCCAGAGGAAGCTGCGCAAGTTGGGAGCTGATGTCTCTGCAGAGATGGGGAACGCTCTGGCTGCCGGCGCCGAGATCGTCAAGAATGATGCCAGGATGCGGGTCCCGGTGAGGACAGGGAACCTTCGTGATTCGATCGATATGGAGCAGGTCAGTTCGAACGAGATCCACGTGGGCCCGGGCAAGGAAGGCTGGTACGGGCAGTTCATTGAACTGGGAAAGAAGGGATACGCTGCACATCCATTCATGCGGCCGGCAATCGATGAGCGCAGGAGTAAAGTGGTAAAAGCGGTAAAGGACAGGCTTAAAAAAGCTATAGCCAGGGTAGCGAGATGACTATTGAAGAGGCCATCTATTCGTATTTGTCGAACGAGACTGGAATCACCAGCCTGGTGGGAAGCAGGATCTATCCGGTGAAGCTCCCGCAGAACACGGATTATCCTGCGATTACATATTTCAGGGTATCCGGTCCGGAGCATCACGAGAAGGATATGGCATATCCCCGATTTCAGTTCAGCTGCTGGGCGGCGGAGTATGGGACGGCGAAAGGCCTGGCAGCTGAGGTGAAAGCCGCATTCCAACGGTTCAAGG